TATATCTATCATAAGCAATATCGTCACAATTAACAATTGCTCCAGTATCCTCATCTCTGTAAAGATGAGGATGATCTTTAACCTTTATTAAATTCTTCATGCGAGTGCGATTGTTCTGAGATCACTAATAATTGGTGCATTTGCCTGATCAGTTCCTGACATAATAATCTTAATTGAATAACCACTAAATTCTCCCAAATTATTAGCACTAAACTCATATTCTAAGAATTGATTAGCAGAACTTGCAGGAACTTTAACATCAGATTTTCCGTTATTTAGAGATGGATCAACAACTCTAAATCCACCATCAGAAGTCGTTTGAAGATTTTCATATCCAGGAAACAATTCAAATTCCTGTTCAATTTCGGATGAATCATCTCTAACTAGACTATAAAGAACTCTAATGTCGGAAGAAGCAGGTCTATATGCTCCAAGTATAACCTTCAAAGAAGATGCTGGTTTAGAAAGACTAACAGTATCAGAAACATAGATTGCTGAGTGTGGATCATCTAAAATAGAATTTACTCTAAAATCTGAAGCAAAATCAGTAACAGGTCTATTCAAATAGTTTGATGCAAATTCAATAGTAGAATTTTCTAGATTTATAATTGGAGATAAATTTTCATCTGTACTGTTTAATGTAACTGCTGCAGTAAATGATCTTCTACCAGAAACATTGTTGAATGCTGGTTGCTGCAACTCATTCACTCTAGAACATACTATTCTGGTAGATTTTAGATTATTAAAGGAGTTCAATTCTACTGGTTCTACTTCATTCAGAAGTTGGAAAGAAGTTTCAGTGCCATCAATACTAGTTCCGGTTGTCGTTCTAACGACAGCACTTACTGAAGTTGAATCTCCAGGTGCCTGAACAAAGAATCTTGGATTTACTGAATTGAATTGAATATTCTCAGTTGCATAGACATTATTTCCACCGCCAACAAATTGTCTATTAAATGATAGTTGTGGTAGAGTTGCAGTATCTTCAGACCTATCTTCTCCATATGCAGAACTTCGATCTATTTCAACATAATATCCATTGGAATCAATACCAGTATCAGAAATATCATGGATTACATTATTAATTCTTCTTAAAGATACTCCATTAAACTCATATTTTTGAACCTTAGAATTAACTTCATGAGATTCAATTTTTCCTTCAACACCTCTACCAAGAGTTCCTCTCAGTTGTCCTGCAGTAGCTTCCGTATAACTTATAACTTCATCTCCAATTTTTACATATCCAGGATTATCAGTGCTAACAGGAAGTCCTTCGAAAGTTTCAAATACTGAAGAATTTTCAACAAATATTGTATCTGAACCTGTCGTTAATAAATTTGCAGTAAGAATTGATGGTGAAATATCAGATTCAACACCACTCAATTGCAATTTATTATTATTGGCATACATTCCATGATTGAAATGACTTACCTCTAAGTAATTTCCAGAATTTGTACCTGTGTTTTCTTCGGTTCTATCTGTAATTTGAGTAGTACCTAAAGATACAATAGTTGTATCAGTATCATAATAACTCACTCCAGCACCAACTGGAAATGCATTTCCTGCACCAACTTCACCTTGAACATTAGTTAAGTAGAGGGTATCTCTTCCAGTAATTGCACTAATAGTAATTAATGCACCTCTTCCAGTTGTGCCACTATTAACCTCTACTACATCACCAACTTCATATCCATTTCCATTAGCAGTTCTTGTTACTCCAGTAATTACACCAGCAGTTTGTGCAATAGTCAGTCTTAATCCACTACCTTTTCCGACCAGAGTAGTTGTTGTTAAATTAGTCTGAGTTGTATAATTTTCCCCACCATTAGTAACTGTTGGAGTTCCACTAACTGGTCCACCCGCATACTCAATATATCCATAACTATTTGGAATAGAACCAGCAATTTTTCTGCCAGTATTCAAAATGTCAATCAGACTAGAATCTGTGAATGTTGTAACACCAAGATTAATAGTTTTTGGTAGACCTGTAACTGGATTTGCAAGTAAATTATTTACATATCCATTACTTTGATCTAAAGGTGGATTTCCAAAATATGCTATACCCATATTTGCTGTGAACTTTGCTTTGTAAAGTTTAAATTTAAGATCTAATTCTTGTGTAGGTGTCCAAATAGATCCATTTTGAGACTTAAACAAACTACCAAGTGCGAATTGCTTGGTGTAAATTACTGCTTCTGCATCAGGTAGAGATTGTGTATTAACAGTCCTCTCTCCCATTTTAGCAATCCAAACTTCATATTCATCTGAAGTAGGTGCAAGTAAAACTACAGCATATTCATTTCCTGGAGCAAGATATTTTGGTTCATCGAATGTAACTCTTGTTGCAGTTTCACCAGTTTCTGATGTTGTAATTTGATCGGGATATAATGTTTTTGATTCACCAACCAGATTTAGAGTTGGAATACCAAGTTCCACTGTTCTTATTTGGACTTCTAGAGGTTCATTTCCTACTGGTTTATTAGCAAAAAAGATATCCAATTCAGTAAGAACTACACCTTTATCATCACTACTAAATCCATTCAAATCGGGAGCATCAATATCTCTACCAACAACAAATGATTGTGCAAGAGGGTCAGATCTTCTTGCTCTCACAACTTCACGTCTAGTTGTTGTTATGGTTGTAGTGCGTCTTAATATATTTTCAATAGTTCTGGTTATTGTATTCTGTATTAGGGTTGTTGCTGTAGTTTGTATTTGTCTTGTTAGGAGAGTTCCAACAGCACTATAAGATCCTTGTCCGGTAGAAATTAACTTATTTCCGGGTAATGGTTTCTTATTTGTAGAGCTACTAGTCAATAAGTATGTCTTTTTACCAGTAAGAAGTCTTGGATTTGGTGCCGGATTTGTATGTGGATTCTTAATAAAGAATGATCCAAAAAGATCTCCATAATTATCAGTTATCAATCTTAAATCTTTTACATATGCAATTGCACCACTCGTTTGTCCAACAATTTTTGCTCCTTTGGTAACATATCCAAAAAATCTTCCCTGTGCTTCATCAGATAATGAATTCAAATCAATATTTAATGTTTTAGATGATTGACTGTAAGAATTTGGCAAATTCTCCTTTCTTACATATGGATTAATGTTATAAGTTCTTGATGGAGACTTGAAAGGTCCTTCCTTATGATTTGATTTTGCAAGTCTAAAACGACCTGTTTCTTTACCTTCTTTATATACTTTTACTGTTTCACCTGATGTAAATGATCCCTGCAGAGTACCATATGTATCTAAAGATGTGCTATTAGCAATTTCTAAAAGTTTCGGTGTAAAATCTACATTACTATGATTATCTAAGAACTGATAATGTCTTGTTAAAGGTTTCAGTGATCTTCCAAAGAAAGAAACATTTCTAGATCTGATATACTGCTCATCACCACTTGAGATTAGAACATCTCTAGATCTTACATCAACTCTAGTTCTAGAAGTTCTAGAAGTTCTAATACTAGTACTGGTACTGGTACTTGTTCGTGAATCCCTTGATACATCAACTCTAGTTCCAGTGACGGTAACTCTGGATCCTCTTCCAGAAAAGACAACCTCTCTACTAGAACTGTTATTTCTTATAGTGGGAAGAGTTATGGTATTATTAATAGTGTTTGTAACAGTATTTGTAGTTCTTCTTGTTATATTCCTAACGGATGGTGGAATATAAATGGTTCTAATCCAAAAATCATTCTCTGGGGATAATTTTACACTTCCAACATATTCTATTACTTGGAATGGATTAACATTTTCAGCACGAGTAGCAAGTGGTTGTTCTAACCAACCGATAGAATCATATTTTAGAGTAACAACATTCCCAGTTTTTTGGATATTTGGATCTAATAATTCAAAGTTAGTTGTCAAATCTAAATCTTCTTCAGAAATTTCGGAAGAAGGTAAAACTCTTTGCCTTAATGAATTAGAAAGAAGTCTTGGTCTCAATTGACCTTCACTAATATCTGCTGATGTTAAATTTTGATCACTGTTTGTACCATCAGTAAAATTATCTACAAAGAAACCAGACTTAAATCTATTATTACCATCTTCATCTTCAATACGCAATGCTTCAGTACTGACTTCCAATAAACTTAAAGATGTAACTCTTTCTAAGTTTTCTATTCTATCTTCAAGTTGACCAATATCCCTCATGGTATATCTTCTATTATCAACCAAATTAATAAAAACATCATCAGGATCATAAAGATATGGTGGAAGTAAAATAGTTGCCAATTCCATCAAACTTTGATCATTACTTGGAGATGCTTTTGGATCTTTTGCCGAAACACCTTTACTAACGATAAGATTTTCAAACTTATCAAGATATAATTTATCAATTCTAGGAAGATAAAACTCATATCCAAGTAATGAACTTTCTCCAGGTTTTAAGTTATAATTTGTAGTAAATGTTCTTGAACTAAAATCAAATGGCGAAGCAGTTGTTGAAGAATAATCAACAACTCTTGGTCTAAAATCTAATGTATCAGAAGCTCTAACATTATTAGGTCCAATTGTAGGAATATCATTTAAAAATCTATCAGAATCATAACTTAAAACAGTAAATACATCTCCGGTATCTGATGCGGGAACTATATAATGGTCAAAAACGACCAATAGTCTCTTAGATGGTTCTGAATCTGTTGTTCGGATTAATCTAGAGTAATCATAATATTCATTTTTTTGTCCACCATCAAGAACAAAATTATCTGTTACATTATTATATTTTCCTAATGTAATCGACTGAACAGTAGAGGTAATATTAGATTCTTTAAATTTTACAGTTTCTCCAGCAATAAAAGTATTCTGGTTTAGATAAACTACACCTAGTTTATTTGCACCACCTGACGAACCACCTTCTGGATCAGTGGAAGCATTATTTGTGACTACTCTTGCAACTGTTCCACTTTCAGAACCAATGATATTTTCACCAATAATCGCATCTGTTCCAACATTAGATATTGAAGAAAATTTTATTACGTCTAATGTGGGATTTGCAGTATTTGTTGATTCGTATACTACAAGAACTTTTGAGACATCAGGAACATTTAATGAAATTTGATCATCTTGAACTCTGAGTCCATAATATGGATTATATGTTAGTCCATCATTGATTGATATGCTAGATGCAGACCCAGATTGTGCTAATTTTGATAACTCGACTACTTCTACTGCACTTCTAGTAAATTTTTTGATTTTACTTTGAATTCCATTCTTTTTCAGTGTTACATTTACAATACTATTTCCACCACTGGAGTCTAATGCTTTAATATCTACTCCAGTTCCCCCTCCGGTAAGAGTGAAAGCATCGGAAGTTATTGTTCCGATTCCACCACCATTATAGTGAACAGAATACCTCTCCTGATCAAAAGATTCATAGAATGCGCTGGTAATTCCAGCATCAGATAGATTTAAGGAAATTGAAGTTGTAGTAATATTTTCAGGAATTTGTTTTGTTATTATTAATTGAGAATTTGAAAGATCTACTGAAGATATGTTAGATTCTGGAAGATTTGCATAAAGAAATCCATTTTCACTATTTTTTATTTCTGCTACTCTAAGATTTGCTGTATAATTTTTTCCAGTGGTAATTATGTCTCCATTAAATACTCCACTAACACTACTAGTAGCAGCAATGCCAACTGATGACAAATCTGATGCAATTGATGTAATTACATTATATTTTAAATTAGTTCCATCTATGACACTTAAAATATCACCAGTACTAATACCAGAAAATAATTTTCCTGGACTTGTCACTGTTCCAGAAGTAACATTAACTTCCGTAATTCCATTAGAGAATTTTTTGGGTTTTAATACTGCATCGGATTTAAAATCTGAAAAACCTCCCCCGAAAAGACTTGATTGTTTAACAGATTTGAGTTGGTCAATTGTATTTTGTGTAAAACTTGCAATTGTTAATGCAGTTTCAATTCCATTAACAATCAATTTTTCCCCAGTTACAAAAGTTCCTGAAGTTTGACTGAGATCGAAAGATGTTGAAGAAGAACCAGAAACAACAAAACCACTCGCACCACTACTCTTTCCTTTTATAAAAGCAGATGTTGAGAGTGTTGTACTTACATTAAAAATTACATTTGTATAAGTTTGAATATCATAAAGATATAAGTCCCACTGAGTTGCCGGACCAGAATATGCAGAATCAGTCAAATTGAATGTATAAACTCTAGCAGCACCAATTTGTGTTCCTCCCCCACCAAATTGATTATATAAATCTACAGTTTCATTTTCTTTTGGAGCACCACTGACATTATTAACTCTTAGTAAATGTCCCATCTCAAATGGAATATTTGCACTATTAACAGTTTCAGTATCTCTTGGTTTTTCTACATCTATAGCAGTTTCTGTATCTAAAGTAACATCATAACCATCGACATATGCTCTTCCTGGACTTACCTGTAGACACATTAATCCATCTGATGGAGTATTTCCTTGCTCTGTGGTCTCACCTTCCAAGTATAATCCATCATTATCTATTTGATCATTTAATGAATTGAGGGCTTTAACATCAAACTCATCTACGGCATAATGACCAGATTCATCAAATGTTCTTTCTGCAATATAATCTCTTATTAAATTATAAACAGGTTTATTTTCAATTTTTTTAATTTTCCCTTCATCTACTCTCAATATCTCAACAAAATCAGTATCTGTATTATTAGATATTTCTTTTTTTATAAGTGTTAGTGATATTTTTAATCTATCTGCTCCTGGTGCCGCAAAATTAGTAAAACCACTGGCATTATCATATAAAGATGGATCATCTTTTGCATTTACAATAGTTTCTGATATTTTTAATCCTACTCTATAAGAAGGAGTATTTGTATAATAGTCTAATATAAGTGTTTGCTTAGAAACCTCTACAAATGTTCCTCTAATAAAGTAAACACCATTATCAATAAATGCTGCTGAACCTATAGATGTTGCATTTTGGGAAATTAATGATGCAAATACGGTTCCTGCATTAATTGTAGTGTTACCATATGTAACATTTTCACTTGCAAATAACTGTTCCCCATCTTGGAATGTATCTACTTCTGCATCCTCTCCAGATTCACCATATTTTACATAAATTGTAATATCAGTTACTAAATCACTATCAGATGTAAGTACAACTTCTTGAATAGATGCTGTTACACGCGAAAGTTGTCCTGTAATCTTCTTTCCAATAAAATTTTTAATATAAACAGAGACATCTATACCTAAATTGACCGCATTTAATTTTACTGCAGAAAACTGATTATCAAAAGTTACAGATCCTGGAAGAACCATAGATCCTTCTTTGAAAATATTTCCACCAAAAGATTCTACTTGATTTTGTAAGATGGACTGGAGAGTTGTTAATTCTCTAGCTTGAACTGGATATCCTGGTTTAAATAAAACTTTATAAAAGTTTTTATCCCCATCAAAATCATCATAATATGGGCTGATATTTAAGTCGGTTTTTTGTGCCATCTTTTTTTAAAATTCTAGAATGATTTTGATGTCTTCTTTTTGTCTAGAGTCTCTCTCGACAATGGGTCTATTATCAATATAAATTATATCCCCTGTCTTTTTATTTATCTCCGGATTTGCAAGTCCATCCGTGAAATTAACTCCCAAATTAATCTGCTTATTATTAACAACTACAACACTACCATCTAAGTTAGTATTAATATTTGCAGAACCTCCAGAGGGGGTTGGTCCTTCTGTAAAGGAAATGGATGGTGGATCATCACCAGAAATAAATGGTACTATATTTTTTGTACTGTTACTAAGTGTTTGATCTACCTTATTTCCAAAACACAATGATCTGTCTTGATAATATTTCAGAACTTTAGTATCACTATCAAATGATGCTACATAACCTTTTGCAATACCATCAGCACCTTGATCTTGCGTTATTATTTCTCCAATATTTACATTTCTAGACTCTGATAGTCCGATACTAGAAAGAGATGAGAATGTATTTCCAGTAAAAGTTACTCCTGCTCCAGAAAATGTTTCGGGATTTTTTATAATACCAACTTGAGCAAATTTAGTATCTATTGGAAAATCTTTAGTTGAATCATCAAATCTTGCATACATTAATACTTTATCTGTTCCCAACTCCTCATAAATGTTATAACCATGACCTTTTGATGGAGGAATTATGGGTATTAATTTAGCCGGATTACCAGTTGCAGGTAGATCAATAATTCCATAAGTATATCCTTTTCCACCATTTGTCACCGTAACATCTGTTATAACTCCATTATTTGTTGTTAGAGAAACTGTAGCACCACTTCCATCTCCCAAAATATTTGCAGTTATATCTGAATCATATCCTGATCCACCATTTTCAATATATACTGCCTTTATTTGATTATTATTAGTATCAGAATTTCCACCTTCTCTAATAGTTTGAATACTAGAATTCGTTGTGGTTAACCAATCATTAGGAACTGTAATATACTCTGTAGAATCAAATTTAATTACATCTGATGGAGGAATACTGAATAAATATTTCCATCTATATCCATCAGACCCTGCAACAGATGGTTCTACATCAGTCTGTGTTGGTTCTATTGTCGATCCTGTAACTGTGGGATTAGGTCCAGAAGAACCATTATCTATACAAATATAAACTTTAAATTCACTTGTAATAATATAATAATTTGTATCATATAATCTTACTGTTTTAGATACGGGAGATTCATTACCTTGACGATAATCATGACGATACATGTCATAAGGAGTATTTGCAACCCATTCAACTTTTCTTATAACTCTTCTGGCATTTTCTGTTGTAATTTTCTTACCAAATAAACTAGTATCTCTATAATGAGACAAATATTGAAAATTATCTACAGGATTATTAGTTGTGCTTGTATTCCAATTGTCGGTTCTTCCAAATCCAACTGATCCTGGAGTTGGATTTGATAAACCTAAGAAAGCATAGTAAGAGTTATTACTGATAGACTCTACAAAAGAACCAGCATTCAATATTCTAAATTGATCTGTTACGAATGCGGACATATTAATAGTTTTTTATATATTTATAAGACAATTTTAGTTTTCAATTATACTTCTCTTTTAGGTAATGCTCCGGTTTTTCTAATACCAATACCTCTTCTTTGGATTGTTGGATATGTTGTCAATCCAGATACGGTATTTCCAGTAACTCCGATTGATATTGGATTTGCAGATCTTGTTCCTCCTTCTAATAATCCCCATGAGTATTTTCCAACAGGATTTAATATATTTCCAGTAGTTCCAAGACCAACTATATTGGAATTTGAATCTACATTACATGTAATAATTCCAATTGTATCATTATTGGATATGGCAGAAACATAGTAAACATTATCTAAGAAAGTAGTTCCAATTCCAACAACTGCAGAATTTGAATTATTAATTGAGGTAACTCCACTACCAATTTGAGTATCATAGATATAAATTGGATATCCTACCAATAGTCCATCAAAATATTGACCAGTAACGTTATGCTGTACTTTAAATTCTAATGCTAAAGGAACACCAACTCCAGATGCTGTTGTAATACCAGTTACAATACCAGAGAAACCAGAGAAACCAGTAATACTAGGAGCACTAAATCCTGTGATTTTTTCAATATTAAGATTTGGAGTTTCGGCAAATATTGTGGGAGCAACTGTATATCCAAGTCCAGGATTGGTAATTGTAGTTCCAGTAACTATCCCATTCGTAATAGATGCCGTTGCTGTTGCTGTTGTTGTTCCTATCCCTACAAATTTCAGATTTATTGTCGTTTGATTTGGTAAATATCCAAAACCAGAATTAGTCGTAGTTATTCCATTTACAGATCCATTTCCATCAATCGAAGCAGTAAATAAAGCAGTGACTGGATTAGTATCTTCTATAATAACGGCATCTAATGGAGTAGAAGCATCTGTATAACCATTATCAGTTTCATAATTAAATAATTCTATATTATCAACAAATATTTCAGTGTCTGTTGTAGATACATCTTTAATAATTTTTGCGGTTGGGAAGATTAGAGGTTCTAGTACATCTCTTGATTTATAAACATATTGACCATTAATTTTCTTATCTGTTTTTTGCTTAGTCCAAGATAAAGGTTTGTAATTGGTTTCATCAACTCCTAATCCAGTATAACGATTAGTTTCAAATTTATCAGAAGTAGTTATGTTGTAAACTGTTCTTTCATCTTGTGTTATTGTATTTGGATAGATGTTATTACTTATAACTTGAACAATATCACCAGTTTCTATAGTTGGTATAATATCATCAACTAATGTGGAATCAGTTCCATCAACACCTTTATAGAAGTAAATTTCAACTTCATCTTGAGGTAGTGGTGCTCTTGTAAATGCAAATGATGTCCCACCCTCAAAGACATAATTTTCTACTGGCTTCTGTAACACTCCATTAATAAAAATTATAAGAACATTATTAATATTTTCTTCAATTGGAGAATTTTCTTGAGGTTCAAAGCTCAGAAGTGCTGAATTGTAGTTAAGTGGGAATCTAACTCTTGATCCATCTTGTAAGTTTTGAATAGAATCAATATAATCAAGTTCTCCAAATTCCCAAGCAGCAAAATTATCAGAGTAAGTATCAACTACTGTAATCTCAAAATCTGATATTGGAGAAGATAAGAAACCATCAGTGACTAATCCAACTGGTTTGAATACATCACCTCTTCTGAAATTATATCCTGATCTTGAGAATTTAACTTCACTTACCTCGAATAAAGTAGATCCTATTCCCGTAGATCCACTAACTTTTAAATCTACTAATAATCCATTTCCTGTATCAGTTGTTGCTCCAATTCCTAACCTAGAAACACCAACTACTGGTAGATTTTTATATGATGGATCAGAAACAAATATTTTAGGATTATTATAACCAGTTCCACCAGCACCAACATTAAATGATAATGTCCCACCAACACCAACAGATGCTGTTATTGTTGCAACATCTCCTTCGTGCCCGTCTTCAAAAACACTAATACCAATAGAAACTAAACCATTATATCCAGAACCAAGATTATCAGTAGTTCCTAGTCCAACAGATACAATAGAACCTCCAGCACCAACAACAGCAGTCACAGAAGCACCTACAAGTGGTGCAAACCCAAGTCCAGGTGTAGATCCATAAGAAACTATAATTCCACCTCTAGGAACTTCATTTAAATTAACATCGTAATCAGAAACAATATATTGAAGTGGATCATTGAAACTTGTAATACCTGAGAATTCTACAGTTGTTATTCCTGCACTGGAGTCTTCTAAGATTTGATAATTGAATCTTGTCGGATTATTATCAGTTTTGGGTGATTGATAAATGTTATTAATGAATACTAAACCACTTGCAGCTTCTGTTCCAATTCCTGTAGTATTTGCACCACCAACTTTCAGAGTAAATGTTCTTCCAATTCCAGTAAATTCATCGGACAAATCATCATAAACTTTATTATTGTCATAATTAGATTTGAAAAATACTCTACCAGTAAATGATGAGGATTCAAAATCTAAATTATTTTTTGTTTTTGCGATTTGTGGATTACCTCTTGGTGCTTCTGTGAAATAAATTTCACTATCTTCAATATTAAATGAACCTTTATGAATTCTTACTAAGGTAGAATCTGTATGAGTTGATGCCGAAGAACCTACAAACCCTCTCTTAACTTCAACTAAATTTATAGTTCCATTATTTGTAATTGGTCCTACATTGGTTGTTCCTAATCCAACATTAGTTACACCCATGTATTCTTCATCAACTTTTAATATGTCTCTTGGATTTATTGTTGAAATTCCACTTAATGATACAATACTTGTACTATTGTTTAGAGAACCACCAACATTTCCACTCAAAGTATGTGTAATCTTAGTAGGTGCTATTGGATATTGAACCAATTCATCAACAGTTAAGATACACTTAGTGTTTCTTTCTTTCATAGTAAATCTATGAGCATTACCTTCTCCAAGAGAAGTAAATGTTGTTCCAATTCCTGCAGCAGCTGCTGTAGTTGTTATTGCTACTTTGAAAGTATTTTCGGTTAATTTGATAGCATATACTGTTGATGGCAATTCTCCACTAGAAGTAACTACTGCACTAGTTCCAACACCAACGATTGTAGAGTTTGGAGTATAAATTAATTCTTCTCCAGTTACAAAGAAGTGATTTTGAATTGTAAATATTCCAGTAGATGCATCTAATGCAGATGAATTTGGATTAAATTTCTTTGAGAAAATTGGAATACCATTATCAGTCAATTCAAAACTATCTTTATTGATTCTACTAAGATTAAGAGCATTATAGAATTTTTCATCAATACTTTCAGTTACAGCACCATAAGATAAATCTAAAGGTTGATTAACAACATCTACTTCAGAATAGAACGATTTGCTGAATACTTCAATATCAATTTGACCTGTTTGATTTGAATCTGGGAAGAATTTAAGTATCAAATCACTTCCAGATATTTCTCCACCAAATGTTCCAATACCAGAAGCATAATCCAATTCACTATCATCATTAGATACTGAAAGGAAGGGTAATTGCTGAGTATAAACATCAGATCCTTCATCAATTAACAAAACCTGATGGAGTGCTTTTGTAGAACCTATACTTACTTGAATTAAAGATTTTGATGCATTAAATAAAGATCTATCTAAAGTTTGAATTATTGTAGAAGAAGCACCTATTGTAGAATAATATCCTGAATCGTAAATTATGCTTCTTTCTTGTCCATCAAATTGATCAGAAGATTTAAATCTATATGTACCAATTCCAGTAGATGTTGTCCCAAATCCAACAATATTAGTTCTTATCTTAAGTTGATCGGAAGAAGTATTTTCGTGTATTAGTGATAAAACACCACCTCCCAAGTCAGTGCAAGTGAATATACCTATTTGATTTCCTGTTGAAGAACTTAAAACATTGCTATCAATATAATATTCTGACATGAAAGTATTTGTTCCAGCAATAGAAACATACAATCTTACATAATTCATATCATTAGTAAGAGTATTAGTTACTTGTGCATTAACATAAAGAGATTCGAAATTATTAGCATCTAAAGAAATAATTGTTGTAGTTCCAATTCCTACACTAGTATTTTCTATATCTACAGAACCTGTCAAATTGACAAAACCTACAGACTGTGTTCCAACTCCCGATATATCTGAATTAAATATTTGCTTAATTACTTTTAGATCATAATTTGTATTCAATGCATCATTAGGAACGAACCTTAAGAAAGTTGTTTCAGTTTCGTCTGTAAATAAGTCAAAAATACCATAATTAAATTCTTGTCCAGATATGGACTCATTTTCAACAATGACGGTTTCTAATTCATTTTTTAAAATAGTAATATCCGTTAACTGAAGTTCAGTACCATCTTCACTAGACACTCTCATTAGATAATTAAAATATGTTCTATTATCAAGTTCATCTATCAATAAAAATTCTGTAGATTCGGATTCTGAGTTTGAAAATTGATTCTGTAAGTCATCAATTGTTAATACATTAAGATTTTTTAATTCTGTATAATTTGTAAGTCTTTTGCTTTTTAATTTTAAAAATTTTGATTTTGAATCTATAACATCGACATCAATAACATTATCAAAATTATTGATAGTGTCTACTCTTTTTTCATCAATTACATCATAAATGATAGTAATTCCATCCTTACTAGTAGATAATCCTGCACTTGTATTTGATGTTATTCCAGTGTCAGCAAAATTCTTTAATCCACTTGTATGAACTAAACTTTCTACTGGAGATTGCTGATCTCTATATGTTATTGAACTCTTTACGGAATATGATAAATTTTGATAATAGTTATTATCTGGAGTAACTTGAAAATCTTCACTTAATTTTCCAGTTTCAGTATCCCAACCAATATCTTTTATATTGGAATATCCAACATTAAATGTACCTTCATTTAAATTCAAAGATTTAATTGTAGCAACATTACCAGATTCATTTCCAATAACAACTTCACCTACTGATAACTCATATGTTCCTAAAACTTTTAAAGAATCTCCATCACTTCCGGTAACTTCCAAATCTCTTATTATCTGATTTGAAGATAAAGTTTCTCCAATAAAAAATTTAGATGGTTCTTGAACTACCTTAAAAGTAGGATAATCATTTTTGTTGATTATAACTCCACTAAAATCTTGAATTGTTTTTGCAATACCAGTATTTGTAGTGAATTCCTCCACATCAATTGTTATTGTATCATTAAGTCCTTCATTATCATAATCAGTTACTTTAAAAAATTTAAATCCATAATCTGAAGAATTAAATCCATCTCCATCGGAACTAAATTTTGAAACACCTTCAATGAATACTTCATCTCCCTCAGCAAATGGAGGAGTATTAAAAGTATTTCCGATACCTGGAGTTGATATTGTGCATGTGAAAATGCCCGTATTTGACGACTCTACCTTTTCAATCGCAACTCCATTATTATTATTTGTTACAAAAACTTCTACAGTTTCATCAGGTAAACCTTTTGGTTGTACTTTAATATCTAAAGAAGAAATTGCAGATCCTGTTATTTTTGCCTCAATAAATCCAGAATCTATTACACTTCCATCTTTAGAGTTTACAAGAGTGATTGATGGTGGTGATACATAACCTTCTCCTCCACTAATTATTGATATCTGACTTAATGCATTTGAATTTGTTATTACAATATTTGGAGAAACATTGACCTTAGGTCTTAAGGTTTTATCTGAAGAATAAGTAAATCTATTATTGATTACTCTACTTTCTTTTATAGATCCTACATTTATTGATTTTGCATTTACAATTAAATCTACTCCGGAAGTAGAATTAGTAGATTTTAAAGTTGGTAATTTTTTATATCCAGTTCCTGAAGATATGATACTCAAGGACTTAACTGGACCAGATGCTGAAATTGATGATGTTGAATAATCTAATATATCACACTCTGTTGAACCATAAGAAAGTTTTTCTGGTTTTTTATCGATGTTTACATTAAAGGTTGTTGCTGCAACACCACTAATAGTATATGAATTGTTATAATCACTATTGATATACTTGATACTCGAATAGTTATTAACATCAGTATCAGATTTAATTAATACTCCATCTTTCTCTAGGGTATAGAATAATTCTCCAATTTGTGAGTTATAATCTAATGTAAGAGTTGCTGTAGATGTTACTCCAACAGTTCCTACTCCAGATACACTGAAAGTATTTGTAGAACCAGTAGAAACAAATTCATTATTAAACTCTTTGTCCTGATACAATCTTAGACTATAATTTACTAATGAAGAATCTGAAAGGTCAAATACTAAATTGTTATTTTTGACTGGTTGTAATTGTGGATTAAGTAATGCTATTGATTGCGAAGAACTTCCTGTAGAAGCAAAACTTACAACTGTTGGAGGATTTTGTTGAGAATCTATTAAAGTTTCGCAGAGGTTAATTTTATTTCTATTAATTTTATAGACATAGTACTCACTATTAGTTAATGGTGATGGTCTAATAAATCTTCTAATAATATCATCACCACTAGAACCGGCATAGAAATTTTCTTCGTCTGGAGAAACATATATTGATGTTGGTGTACTTGGAGATCCCAAATCAATTCTATCTAATTCAGTACCAGTAACAATGTCCCATGGTGTTGATAATTTATAAATGTAAAAATTATCTAAACCGGCTCCGACAAAATATACTAAGGTTCCAGAGGAATTGATATGTATATCTTGTGGAGATGCATCTGGAGGATTAAGATCTATCCTACCCGTGCTATTTCCCGAATAGGATGCTGTTGTAATATCCCATGAGGTTGAAAGATCAAATTGGTAAATAAAATCATCATTACTTCCAATTAAGTAAAGTACTGAACCATCATATTTAAAATAAAGTCCCGTTGGAATAAGTTGTTGATTAAATCCATCAATAGAATTACTACTACCAATGAATAAACTTACATTATCATAACTTGCTGTGGTAATATCCCATGCAGAAGTCATAGAATACTGATAAATTGTATCATTGGCATTTCCAGTAATCCAGAACTTAAGACCATCCTCTCTGATATAAAGTCCAGTAGGACCGGAATCTTCCGATGTAACATCAAAATTGTCCGTAAATACTGCCGTGCTCGGACTCCAAGGTGTTGAAAGTTCATATTCATTGACTACATCAGCAACACCACCAAGAGCATACATTTTAGTTCCATCTGGTTTGAAACGTAATGATTGTGGAGCACCATCCTGAGCACTAGTGTCTAATTGATCACTGGTTTCAATTAAGTATTCAAAATTATCATCTTCATAAAGAACTTTATCTCCTGTTACTAATTCATGATTTGTAATTGTAATTTCATCAGTTACTGTATTGATTCCTGTAGAGTTAAATCCAATTGGATTGACTACAATATTATCAATTTCTGATTTATAAAGAACACGAATTGCTGTTGAAGTTCCAATACCCACTGAAAGATTTGGTTGAACATCTAATGTTATCGTATCTCCATTTTGAAGTTCGTGAGATGTTGATACTGAAACAGTTACTACATTCTTATCTACATCTCCCAATATTTGAGTATAATTAGATTCGAATGAATACTGATCACTATCATCCCCATTATCATGGAAGAACAATTCTTCACCTGCAATTTCAGTCTTTAATCCAATAAGACTTGGACTTTTCTTAATTACAAAAACATTGGTATCTAAATTTATTGGGATAGATGTTCCATCAGTAGAAACCTGTAAAGTTGCTCCATTAGAAGCATAAACAACTGGTTGATTTGTTACAAAAGGATGATTTTCTATATAAATTGCTTTGGATGGAATACTTCTAGTTATAGTTGAAATTCCTCCGAATGTAAATGATGTACTATATCCAACCCCACTTATAGTTCCAACACCAACAGACTCTCTAGGATTAAAGAAAGCCTTATCATTTACTTTTGAATCAAATTTATCTACAGATTTGGAAATTGTAAAAGAATCTGGTAAGAAAGATACTGCTGTTCCAACAGTATGTGATACACCTGCTAATCCTCTTTCGATTCTAATAATATTTTGATTTTTAAATACTTCAATAACTTTTAAAGTTTCTGTTTCAATACTAATACTACTACCAACTGATACTTGTTCTGGAATTGGAGAAACATAAATTTCTGTCGTAAATCCTACAGATGCAGATGTTATAGTAGAAAGACATCTTCCATTTACATAAGAAGGAACTGTGATTTGATGTGTTCCGTTAAGTGTCGATAGATTTGTAGAAAACCCAGATATAGTTACATAATCTAGATTTGAAAGATCATGATTGGGTAATATTGATACTTTTACTTTATTAGAATCTTCCCACGTAAAAATAGAATTTAGATATTCAGATGAATTCGTATTTAATTCTAAAATACTCTTTCCTTTAATAGAAGCAATACTAACATCCAAACCACTTCCTGATGTACCTGTATTGTCAAATATTAATCGATCTCCAACTTTGTAATTGCTACCAGAATTTTCAATCTTTATAGATTTTATAGAGTCTGATGTTACAGATACTACTTCTATTTTTTGATCTAAAACATCACTAGTTTCATTAATAAAATCATAATCAGCCTTTAGTTCTGATACTTTGTATGGTAGTGTATTCCTTAATAAATTTGAATTGTTAAAATCAAATGATTGATTCAAATTGGAATTAGAAATTAATTTTGATTTATACTTATTGCCTATAAAATATGGGAATTGATCTATCGTAGCATGATATGCATAAACACCATTTGGATACTCTATATTTTTTTCATATCTACCATTATATTCATCTAAATCTCCATCTCCTTCAAACTTATAATCTTCAACAAAAAATCCAGCATCAAATCCCGATGGTCTATCTTCAACATTCGATGTATTTAAAATATATCCAGATACTAATAATCTCTCTCCAGAAGGTACGTTAGGATCTGAATATCCGTATGGACCATAAATTGGATTTCCGTCATAAGCCCACCCAATTATATGTGAAATGTTTGTAGATGCGGATCCAACGGGACTTTCTTTAAAAGAATTTCTCAAATTCTCAAAATACTTTGATACTGAATATTGAAGTTTATCTTTACCTTCTAATAAAACTTCCCCAGTAGTAAATCTTGCAATATTATCATTTAAAGTTAATTTTCTTATTTGTGGATCAATAAAGGAATTTTTTCCTGATGAAACAACTTGAATCTTTGTATTTGATGCCGAATATCCAATACCAGTATTCAGAACCTTAACTTCTGATATTTGACCATTATTAATTACTGCTCGTAATTCTGTACCAGTTCCAGAACCAGAAACAATCAATTCTGGAACAGAATAATATTCACTCCCAACAAAACTTGTAAAAACACTAATTATTCTTCCATCAACAATAGATGGTGTTAATTGAGCAGATTTTCCGTTTTTTATAGTAATTAATGGTTTTTTCTCTAAGTTTAAAATTGTGGATCCATAACCAGTTCCTGCTTCGTAAACATAAGCATCAACAATACTTCCTTTTACTACTGGAGTTACTATTAAATCATTATCCTGTTGAGTAGTAGTGCCAAATCCTACAGAATTATATTTAATTGAAACAGAAATATTAGGATATTTGAAATATTGATATCCACTTCCCGTACTATTAAATGTTTTATAATCTTGTCTTTCATAATTTGAAGTAACTGTTCCTCCAATTCCGGCATCACACAATCTAAATGAATCATCATCAACTTTTAAAACAAAGTATTGATTTGTAGTTGTAATTCCAGATATTTGTCCAGATTCATAATTATATTCTACAATTTCTCCATCATTAAATCCATGATTTTTGAAGGTAACAGTATTATTTACTGTAGATATTCCGGTAGGACTTACAATCAACTTTCTGTTTGTATATCCTTCACCTTTATCAATTACTTTTACATAAGAAACTTGTCTTGAAGACGAAAGTGTTGAGAATTTATGTGATCCAATAGAACCTGTATAGATTCCTACAACATTTGTATCTGATTGTTGATCACTTAAATTATTATATAATTTTATTGCTTTAT